TATTTATCTATGTGAGCAAATACTTATCGCTCATAAAACCATTATGTTAGGAGTTAAAGTCTATGTGGATAGACAATGACTTCCCAAAACTACTTGGTGCTGAACTGTATCGCCCTCATCCGGCATACATTATCGAGATGGCGGTAGAGCCCGTCGTTGTTCACGATTTTAGTAAGCAACCTGGTCAGACGGTCCAATTGGATCGCTACCGTTTCTGGGGTAAGCCTGGAACCAAGGAGTCAAGGGAACGCACAGCAGATCAAACACTTGGATCTGCCTCAGCTCGCAATATCGTTAAGGACAAGGTTCTTGTAACTCTCAGAGAGTACACAGGCCCCGCCGATTCCCGCGACACCACTCAGCCTTCTACCTTCAAGGTAGCTCGCGAGACCCTGATCACCGCTCAGCGCTTGCTGCTTGATACCGGTAATTTGAACGTATTTCACCAGTCAATCGGTAGCTTGACGCTGCTTGATGACTATCGTCGTTGGCGCGATCGCGTCTTCGCTAATGAACTCCTCAAGGCTGAAGCCTGTGGTCAATCATCTAGCGAGCAAGGCGGTTACTACCTTCCCGGTGGCAAAGAAAAAGGCACCGGTACTTCTGACATTGTTCAATACGCAGCTGGCGAATCCGCCAAGTTTGATGTCAAGACTGACCTCCTTGAGGTTGTCAAAGATATGCGTAAGCGCAATGTCCCAACGTTTGCTGACGGTTACTACCGTTGCATCGTCGACCCCACTGCAATGATGCACCTGCGTCAGAACAGTGACTTCCGCGAAATCGCACGTTATCCCGGACAGGGCATGGCTGATCCCATGAACCCACTCGCCGGTCCTTCTGCGAACTTCTTCCAAGGAATGGGTCCTGCATATGGCCAAGCTGGCTTTGTCGCTGGTCAACCTGTAATGCCTACTGGCTTCCTCTTTGAGGGTGTCCGTTGGTTCGAGTCCACCAACCTTCCCGAAACGTCATACAACCTGACGATTACTGATGAGTCCGCTGGCGCTGCTGATTACGATGCAGCTCAGTTGATTTTCTTCGGTCCTCAAGCAGTTGGCGTCGGCATCGGTGGAAACAACGCTCAGATTCTTCTGAATAACAATGATGACTTCTCACGATTCATCATTATGATTTGGAGTCTGTTCGCCGGTTTTGAAACCCTTAATAAGGATTTCATTACGGTTGGTTACTCTTTCGTATATTGATAGGAGAACTAACTATGTCCGTAATTTTTCCCGGTAATTATGTAGCCCACTTGAACGCATATCGCGAGCAAGGTTGTGTGGCTCTCCCAGGTGTTGAGTTTTATCGTGCAGTCGGCGCACTTGTGTTGAACCCCGATAACGATTCTGTAACAGGCACCACCACTGCTGGTGTGCTTGATGCTGGAACCTATGGTGTCCAAATTCTGTCACCTGACCTTCGTCAAGATGACAAGCCCCGTAAGGATAAGCCTCTTGCAATCCCTGCTGATTCAGTTGTATACCGCACTGCACTTTCCGCTCCTGGCGTGAAAGCTGATGCTGCTGGCGATACAATCACAATTGCAGCTGCAACAGGTCTGCCTACTGCACCAGTCCTGACTGCCGATGACGGTACTCTTGGAACTGTAGAAGGCTTCTTCCCTGCAGACGGTGTAAGTTCTGCTCTTGTTAGCATCCTTGATGGCACTGCCATCACTGTTGACACGAACGTTGAAGTGACTACGAGTGCTGACTTCACTGCTGCACTTAGCCCTTCTGCTGGTGCTTGCCGTAATTCACCTTCTGCCATCTTGGTTGAAGTCTGCTATTACCGCGCAGCTCCTGCTCCTGATACCGAAGACGCACACGTGCCCTTCGCAATCGAAGCTGGTCAAGGTTATTGATTTAACCTCTTAAATAATCAAAGAGTCTCACATCTGAGGCTCTTTTTTTATGTCTATACTTAAGAAGCTAGAATAATCCAAGACACATAATTAATATGAGTAATCTATTTCAAGACACAAAAACAGGCAAGCTAGTAGAGTTTATCAGCAAGCACGATAAAGATTACGCAATGGTGAAAGATGCTAGTGGTAACGTTACATACTTGACACTCGAACAGATGGTTCCTTACGAGCAAGGTAAAGGACGTCTAGCAAAAGTCACTGCTCCTATGCTTGAAGTAAAAGAAGAGGTAGCACCAGAACGTGTAGTTCCTCTTGAGGAAACACGACTTAATTTAAATACAGCGACTGCTGAATATATTCAGAAACGTCTGCCTGGTGTGGGATACGCTACAGCTAAGAAGATTGTAGAGATGCGTATGTCACTTAGTGGTGAACGATTTGCCAACCTAAAGCAGCTTGAGAATATCCCACGTGTCAACTGGGAACAGCTCATTGAGGAAGACCTAATCTTTATTAGTTAAACTATTAGTAGTATTAGTGTTATAGAAATGGCTAGCAGTATTGAAGATATTCTGATGGCAAAGGCTAGGGCTGATGCTGAAGGACAGCTTAATCCAGTAGTTGGTCCAGGCGTTGGTGCAACTGCAGGCACATTACTTGGAGCCTTATCAGGAGTAGGTGCAAAAAGACGGATGGCTGGTGGTCTTGTTGGAGCCATTGTTGGCGGTGGCTTAGGTGCAGGTATTCAAAATATGGCAAAACAACAATCACCATCTGGTGCACTTCTTGCAAAAATTCAATCACAAGGTGAATTAGATGCAATAGATAGAGTGCAATTGCAAGCAATACTAAAAGACATTTACAATAACCCAGTGATCTGATATGGAATTAGACGATTATCTAAAGTCTAAGACTCGATTTCATTTAGGAATCAATGCTGGTGCACAAATACCTGCTGGTGACCGTGCACGATTAGAAGAAGCAATGTCGCTAGTGCCAGATGAACTTTGGTATAACGAAATTGTTTATCACATCAAACGTTGTGATAATGCTTGGAAAGTCTCTGCTTATTTCCCAGATGATATCTTAGACCCAAACGGTACAGGTACCGTCAACTTCTCTCGGCAAGAGATTATTAGTGGTGACGTACAACGTTCAATTAGTACGTCAGACCCACTTAAAGGTGATGAGTATTTCCGTGAGATTTACTTGCGTGAAGTAGACCGACTAGCAGAGACATTGTATGTACCAAACTATAGGCGTCCTGAAGTGCGTCGCTACGCATTCGAGCGAGCAGGTTCTGAATTCATTATGGCCGTACCTGGCCCAGCTGATACTGCAGTAGGCTCACGTATTTTCTTAGCAAGTCATTGGCGTTAAGTGTAGAATAGATTTAGCAACAATGTAATAAAGTTATGACTGTGATGCCGGGGACTCAGAAAATCTCCATGGGTCGGAATAAAGATACCGACTATCAATCAAAGCTGCGAGCAGCGATGGCTCAAGCAGGAGAGAACTCATACATTCAAGGCGTCCAGTCAGCAATGGACGGTGGTGTTGGTGAAGCTGTAAGGAATAATCGCACTGCTTACGGCAATAGCAACATTCCAGTCAATGAACTAATCCAAGGTTCTGGAACCTTTGCTTATAAAGATAGCCCTGGTAATCAGGCTACTCCACAGCATCAAACAGGTAGTGTAGATTTACAAGTATCTAGCACAAATGTGGCACAAGAAAATCCAGATGAGATGAACAGTGATGCACTGTCAAGGCGTCTGGAGATGATGGCAAGAGGTGGACAGGGGTTCCCTGGATTGAACAATCGTAACCGTGAGGCTTGAGATGAACAAGAAAGAAGAGAACGCACGAATGCTTGACACTAAGCGGTTTCAAGTAACAAAAAAGATGCCATACGTGCCTGGTGGTCCAGACAATAATAATCCGATGAATGTTACTGATAATTCTTCACCGCCTATTAAAGCTACAAGTATCTACGGAGATTTTCAGCAAGCATACGGGCAGATGGGAACCGGAATGGTAAACCCAATGGACATTGAGCATTCAGGGTTGTCACAAAATACGCCAATGATGCAGAAATTGAATGCAGGTCAGCCATTCAATATGCAGCAGCAGCCTGATACATCAGGTATTTCTATGCAACCTGATGGTATGGAGTCAGGGCGACTTGCCGCTAACGCACAGAAGTTTGGCCTTAATCCAGGTCCTATGGGAATGACTGGTATGCCAGCACAGCCAGCACCTGGTGCATTGCCTGGTGCTTTTCCTGGTAGCTCAGGTCCGCCACTGATGCAAGGTATGCAAAGTGCTGAACAAGCAGCAGGTGGAATGGGGCCACAGAATTCAATGAACCCTATGACTCCAGGTTCGACACCTACTAAAATCAAGAAAAAGAGGAAGTAAAAATGGCATCAACTTCTACTAATAAGCAACCACTAT